GCTATCCTGGTCCAGAGCGGCCAGGCATCGGCTGAGGTCATTCACCTGTGGCATGGGGAACCCCCGTCGGGTTTGTTCGCAGCGACGATGGTGCCATGCCCTCGCCACTCGCCCATAGCATCTCTGGCGCAAGCAGGGGGCGACATCCCGGCGCCGGGCGACGGCTTCCGCGTGCCGCGCAATGCCCCGCCCGGGCTCGAGGCCGGTGCGGCGCGGCGCCGGCTGGCACTGTGGCAACCCGCGGCGCAGCACATCAACGCCTTGATGCAGACCGCCGGGCCGACGGTTATCGCCCGCGCCCGCTGGCTCGTGCGCAACAACGGCTATGCCCGCGCCGCCTTGCGCTCGTGGTCGGCGGCAACTGTCGGCGCCGGCATCAAACCGTCGTCGCTGGTCGCCGAACGATCCACCCGCGAGATCATCCACACGGTATGGAATGATTGGACCGACGAGGCCGATGCCGAGGAGCTGACCGACTTTTACGGCATCACCCGGCGGGTTTCACGAGAAGCGTTTCTTGCCGGTGAGGCCTTTGTCCGGCTGCGCCCGCGGTTCCCGCAGGATGGCCTTTTGGTGCCGCTGCAACTGCAATTGCTGCCTTCCGAGCAACTGCCGCTGTGGAAACAGGAGGTGGCACCCAACGGGGCGCCGATCCGCCTGGGGATCGAGTTCGACCGCAACCTCAGGGACAAGCGCGTCGCTTATTGGTTCTACCGGTCGAACCCGACCGATCCGACGGTCACGTTTCGCGATGCCTTGCAGCTCAAAAATCTGGTGCGGGTCCCGGCCGAGGAGGTCATTCACGTGTTCGATCCGGTCGAGGCCGGGCAACTGCGCGGGCTGACCGGCTATGCCGCCGCCGTCGTCAAACTGTTTCAGATGGACGCCTACGACGACGCCGAACTCGAACGGCAAAAGCAACAGAGCCGCTACGCGACGTTTTTTACGACACCCGACGAGCGCGACGACGAGGGCAACCCGCTGGACCCGCGGCCCGACGACGATCTGAGCGCCTACATGCCAGGGGCGAACGTGCTGCTTTATGGCGGCGAGGACGTCAAATTCGCCGAGCCCGGTGGCGTCCCCAACAGCTACGAGCCGTTTCAGTACCGCACGCTTCTGCAGATCTGCGCCGCCCTCGGCATTCCTTATGGCGAGTTGTCCTGGGATTTGACCAAGGCGACTTACGCCAGCTCGCGCGCCGGGCTCTTGGCCTTCCGCCAGGAGGTCGAGGCGTTTCAGCACGCGGTGCTGGTCTTTCAATTTCTGCGCCGGGTATGGGCGAAGTGGATGGACACCGCGGTGCTCGCCGGCGCCGTGCCGATCTCGGCGCAAGCCTACAACGCGCGGCCGGCGGTTTGGCGGGCGATGCAGGCGATCACGCCGCGCGCCCCTTGGGTCGATCCATTGAAGGATCGCCAGGCGATCAAGCTGGCGCTCGACGGCTACATGATCGCACCACAGGATGCGATCGAGGCCGAAGGCTACGACATCGAGACAGTCTATCGCCGCATCGCCGAAGCCGCCGCACTGCGCCGGCAATACGGCATCCCCGATCCTGCTCCCGGCTGGGGCACGCGCGGCGGACCAACTGCGACCCCGACTGAAACCGAAGCACTGACATCATCGGAGGCGGCATGATTCGCGCGCTGCCGCACATCCTGTCGCGCGTCTTCGACGTACCGCTATTGATTCAGCCGACTCGGCTCGAAGCCTTGCTCGCCGGGCTCAACGCCGCGATGCTGCGTGAACCCTTGGCCCGCGGGCTCGACCCGCGGGGCGGAGCCTTGGCCCCCGACAATGCTCCGACTATCCCCCAAGCGGAGCGGCCTCGCGGGTATCGCATCGAGCGCGGGGTCGCCACCTTGCCGGTGCGCGGCGTCCTGGTGCGCCGCGCCGGGCAAATGACCCCCGACTCGACGCCGCTGCAATCCTATCAAAACCTGACGCATGTGCTGCGCGCGGCGCGCAGCGACAGCCGCGTGCGCGGCATCCTGCTCGAAGTCGACAGCCCCGGCGGCGAGGCCGGCGGCGTCTTCGACTTTGCCAGCGAAGTGCGCCGTACCGCGCAGGTCAAGCCGGTCTGGGCGATCGCCAATGACGACGCGCTGTCGGCCGCCTATGCGATTGCTGCCGCGGCCGAGCGGGTTTGGATCACCAATACCGGGGTCGCCGGCAGCATCGGGGTCGTAGCCCTGCACGCCGATCAGTCGCGCTTCGACGCCGAGGCCGGTTTCAATTTCACATACCTCTACAAGGGCGCGCGCAAGATCGACGCCAGTCCGCACATGCCGCTCTCGGCCGAGGCGCGCGGCCAAATCCAGGGCGAGGTCGATCGCATCTACGACATGCTGATCTCCGGCGTGGCCGAGCATCGCCGGTTGCCGCCCGAACGGCTGCGCATGACCGAAGCGGCACTCTATTTCGGCGATAACGCCCTCGGCGCCGGGCTCGCCGATCGGCTCGGCACGATCGATGAGGCTCATAACGCCCTGGCCGAGCACGTCTCGCCCAACACGCGAAGAGGAACGGGTATGACGACCGAACACCAAACCGACACCGAGACCGGCGACAATGTCATCAATCTCGATGACGTCCGGGCAACAGCAGTCGCGGCGACGCGCGAGGCTGCCGGCGAGATCGCCGCTCTGTGCACGCTCGCCGGCTTTCCCGAACTTGCCGCCGAGCAGATCCGCTCCGGTGCTTCGATCGAGGCGGTGCGGCAACTGTTGCAGGCGCGCCAGGCCAGCGCAGCGGCGGCGCGTCACGTCGAGACCATCGATACGACGACGCGGCCGGCAACCGGCATCGGCGCCGAGCTTGCGGCGGCCGTCAACGCGCGCTTTGCCGCGCAGGCGAAAGGCGGCTGATGTGAGCCTCAGCTTGATGCTGCAGATGAGCCGGTCGACTTGGCAATCGCAGCAACACCCGCTGCCCGAGCCACCCGAGCCCGAGCCGCCCGGGCCCGAACCGCCGTCCGAGCCGCCCGAGCACGAGCTGCCCGACGACAACGGCGAACCGGGCGAGCCCGAAACCGAGACAGCGGAGGATTGACATGGCCCAAACGCAACGGTTTGAGCAGGAAAAGTGGGTCGCCGATTTTCTGGTCAGCGAAGCCAACCTCTATCGCTCGCGCGAGGTCATCACGATCCCCGAAGGAGCCGATTCCCTGGCGCCCGGCGCATTGCTGACAATGGCTGGAGCTTCGGCAGCCGCGGGCAATGCCGCGGCGATCCTGATGTATCCGACAGACCCGACGCGAGGCGCGGTGCAAGCGGTGGTGATCGCCCGCGATGCCGAGGTCAACGACGCTTATCTGCTTTACGGGGATTTGGACCGGGCAGCGGTCAACGCCAGCCTCGCCGAACACGGCATCATCGTGCGCCCTGGCGTTCTTTCGCAATCGATCGTTAGCCCGGCAGACGCGGGAGTGCAGGCGGCGGCCGAACCGGCGTTGCCGGCGGCCGCAGAGCATTCACAGCGTCAACCGCGGCGCTAGGCAAAGGGGGATTCGTCATGCTCGCTGTCTTCAGCAACAACGCGGCGTTCTCGATCACCTCGCTGACCCTGGCCCTCAACCGGGTCCCTTATGTCCCCGGTCAGATCGGCCGGCTTGGACTGTGTCGCCCGGCGCGGCTGACCACGACGACGACGATGGTCGAGATCAGGGGCTCGCGCCTGGCGCTGGTTCCCGAATTGCCGCGTGGTGCTCCGCCGACGCCCAATGTCGAAGACCGCCGGCAGATGATCCCGTTTCGCATCCCGCACTTTCCGCTGCGCGACACGATCCTTGCCGACGCGGTGCAGAACGTTCGCGCCTTTGGCACCGAAGATCAGCTCGAAGGGGTGCTGATCGTGGTCAACGAGCGCGAGGCCAGCATGAGTCTCAAGCTCGATGTGACCCTCGAATATCTGCGGCTGGGTGCCGTCAAAGGCGTCATCGTCACCGCCGCCGATCGCGACACTGGCGCGCCGATCTCGACCATCGATTTGCATCAGGCCTTTGGCGTTGCCCCACAGCCGGTGCTCGACTGGCCGATATCAGGCGCCGGGCGCATCGCCCAGGAACGCCCGGCCTGGGAGGCGCAACTGACCGACCTCGTCAACAATCTGGCGCGGGCCATGGCCGATGAGGTGCCGGGCGGCATGCTGCCGCGCATCCACGGTGTGTGCGGCAGCCAATTCTTCGATGCCTTCTCAACGCACCCCGAGCGCCGTGCTGCTTTCATCGCCTTGACCGCGGGGCCGATCATCGACCCGAACCTCGGCACGACGATCCCGTTTCGCGATGTCACGATCGAGGAATATCGCGGGCCGGTCGGCGAGATCAGGTTTGTCGAGCCCGATATGTGCCATTTCTTCCCGGTCGGGGTGCCCGATCTGTTTGTCGAAGCCTATGCCCCGGCCGATTACATGGAGACGGTCAACACCGTTGCCTTGCCGCGCTACGCCAAGATGGAGGCGATGGACTTCGACAAGGGCGTCCAGCTCGAGACCCAGATGAACGTCTTGCCGCTGTGCTCAGCGCCGCGCGCCTTGTTCACCGCCCGCGTCACGCCTTACGTCGAGCCGGAGGGCACGGCGACTGCGACCCGGGCGCCCGCACCCGCGCCGCAACAGCGCGAGCGCGTCCGTGCATGAGCTGGATGGACGCCAGTCGATTTCTGCTGGGCGATCTCGCGATCCATACCGGCGAGGCAGGCCGTGCGTTGTGGCAGGGGCAAACGATTGCCGGTCGCTTCCGCATCGACCCTTACGACGTGCCGCTTGTTGGCACGGAGACCGGGTTGGGCGTCATCCAGACCTGGTTTTACTGCGAGCGCGCGATCATCGCCGGGCCGCGCATCCCCGAACTCGGCGACGTCTTGACGATCCGCGGCCGCGGCTGGGAGATCGTCGAGGGTCCGTTGCAGGACGATCTCGGCGAGCTCGGCTACCGGCTGATCAAATACGAGGGGACCGATCTTGCCGCCGCCGCACCCGACCTCCATGCGCGTGCGGTCGAACAATTGCGGCAACCCGGCCGGCCAACCCGGCGCGACGATATCGAACGGGCCTTTGCCGCCGTCACGGCGGGCGGGATCGATCCCGATGCGCCGCTGACACGGTTGTTCCCGGCGGTCCGGCAGAAAATCACCGGCAACGCCGCGCCATCATGCGGGCTCGGCGACCGCACCCTGCGCAAGACCCTCGCGCCTCTCTTCGAGGCCTACCGGAACGGGCGAAAATGATGAGGGATGCCTCGGTAATGCGGCTCAGCGATTCAAGAACGAGAACTTGCGACCTTCCAGCGCCGAGATCCGGGTAATTGCTCTCTTTTTGGCTGCCCTAGCGCAACAAGGAGGAAGCCCGTTTGAATGTCAGCAGTGGGTAGAGTCGGGATGTGGCGCGGTGGCGGTAGGCCGGGCATGTCTGTTTCCGCCCCTTTCGTTTGGCGGTGCCTTAGTGGCTCGTCCATAACTCCGTTTCCACATCCCGCTCATCGAACCG